TTATCTAAATAACCATCAACCGATGCAGAAGCAGCAGGAATTGATATTGTATTGCTTGTGTTATTTAATGGAGCAGTAAATGATAAGGCAGCTTGTTTGTTATTAAACGTACTCCAATCCGTTGAACTCAACTTACCTGTATTTGATGCCGAAGCCACAGGTAGGTTAAAAGTATGTGTATCACCACTTGAAGCGATAGTAAAGTTTGTTCCGCTTGTTCCTGTGGTTATAAATTGTGATTGATCAGTTAAGTTATTTAAAGAAACCATCCCTTTAGATAAGGTAGTAACTACTTGACACAAATGACCATTTTCGGTATGTAAAGTAACTGTTCTACCATCTACGTTTACATAGATTCTAATTGCTAATCTATCCGTTAAAGCTAAAGTAGCAGTAGCCACAGGAATAGCAAAATAGTAAGGGTTAATTACAGTTCCTTGATTAATCGATTCTGGAACTCCAACGCTTGAACCTAATAAGGTAAAAGTTGTGCCATCGTACTTATAAAGTTCTGCATAAGTAGTAGGGTTTCCTGTTTCGTTATTTACACTAAAATAAAACTCACAATTAAAGTTACCGCCAGGCACTAAGACTACATCAGGGTCATTAGCATCAGTAATGTAACTCGCTACATATCCGTTAGCCGATATAGCAATGTCAGTTCCAGCACCTATGATTGGTTCTTTACTTAACTCTCTATAAGCCACCCCTCCGATTGTACCTTGTGAAACACTTGAGTTAAGATAGTAAGAAACTGAACTACCTCCGCCACTTGATGTTGGGAAATCAGCTAACGTACCATCTCCTCGTACATATTGAGAAGCCTCTCCATCTAAAGCGGTTATTATACCACTATTAGCCACTACTGGACCTTGTATTGCCCTTATCTTTGCTTCCCCCGTTACTTGTAACTGACTCATCTATATATAAATTTTAACTATTATTTTGCAATTATTCTGATAAATTCATTAGCCTCTAAAACTCTGCCAAAGGTAACAAGTCCTGTTGAAGCGTTAAATGTTACATTCTCTCCTAAAGGAGTGCCAAATGTTTGTATTGTTCTAACTTCAATACCACCTCTTGTAACTGACAAGCAAGTTCCACCAATTGCTGCTGCAAAAGTTACTGAAATTTCTCCACCAGTAGCAGTATATTGATACATAATCACATTTGAAGTTTCTATTATTACTCCAGCAGGTGTAACTTGAGTACCTGTTATATTATATGCACCAGAGCCTTGTAATGACACGCTATATGTTGAGGCTGCCTCTACCCCTGCACTTAAACTAAGTGAGCTTAAATTGGCTGTACCTGTGAATATAGAGTATCCTAGAGTTCCGCTACCATCTCCATTATCATTGTCTACTTGGAACTTAATCAAAATAGGTTCTCTAGTCAACTGAAGGTTAGCCAAGAATAGGTAAGAATAGTCGCTTAAAGCAACAAAACCATCAGCATTGATAGTCCATGATGCTACGTCATTCTTATACTCTTTAAACCATGCAGAACTTTGAGAGGTTACTTCCTTTTGATCTACTGAAACCTCAAAAGAACAGTTTGTAGCTGCTCCAAATGGAATACCTACAGAAATATTAGTTGTAGTTGTACCAGGATTATCAGCTTGTGTAAATAAGGTTATGGCATTAGTAGTTGTACCTAAGTAAACTGCTTCTATAATTATTCTATCAGTATTTAACAAAGCTGTTATAGGAATAGTCATATTAGTATTATATAAAGTCTTACTAATAGATGTTAGCGTAGTTTCAGCAGAAGTCGCTAATAAGGTAGCTGTAGTGCCAGCATATTTATATAGCTTATATTGTATTTTAGCACCTGTAAAGGCAGTAGCTATAGAATAATAAGCTGAAATAGTCCATGTACCAGCACTAATCTCAGTAATGTTAGGATCACTAACATCTGTTATAAAAGAAGCTATTACACCTGCTCCTGTTTTATTAAAGTTAGTAGAACTACCAACTAACTGAGTAGTGCTTAATTCTTTACAAGCAAAACCATTTACAGTTACTGCTTGATTTATAGAGCCATTAAAATAGTATTGCTTATTTGTGTCGTACTTATATAAGACTATGTTAGTTCCATTTATTACTGATGCCATTATTATAAATTTATTCTTTTATTTTACTTTATGTTATATTTTATGGTTTCTACAGAATCATTATCCTCGTTTGTTATTTCTATTAGCTGAAAAGAAGTTACCTCATCAATTTGTGGGATTATGCTACCTCTATTTAACATAAAAGTTTTATCATTATAAGAAAGTGCATTACTAGGTGAGTCTTGTATAGTATAAACTTTATCTAAATAGTTTAACCCTTTAGCAGTTTTAAACGAACCTAAATCTGCTTCTAATGTACCAAAGTTTTTACTTAATAAGTTAGAATATTGTCTAGCTATAAGCATTGGCAATAACTCAAAAACATTAGTAGTGTCAGGATAACGATACCAATTTTTATAAGATATACCAGAAGCATTTACTAGATTGCCTACGTTATTATTAACTGTAAAGTTATTTAAAAAACTTCCGTAAGGTTGCTCTATCTCTCTTATTGTAGTATTTTCTGTTCCTACTTGTCTAGTTACATCAACTGATCTTATTGTTGTATAGTTTTGTGTTATAGAAACACTTCTTAAACTTATTTCTTCATATTGAGGAAATGGACTTCCACCATCTACTATAAATCTTAACTTAACGTATCCTCTAACTGATGCTCCACTTGGGCTGTTTTGAGTATTAATTAAAACATTTAATGAATAATCAGAATAATTTTCTTCATCTACTTTATTTATATCAATAAATGTATAAGCGGTTTGCCATGCATTTGAACTATTATAGTAATAAGTAATAGATGTAGCAGGATTGGTAATCATTACAAGCATTTTAGCCCTCCTACCACCAATACCAATTCTATATGAAAAATTTATATTAAAACCTGGACCATTCATATAAGGCAAATATGAATATAGTGGGAAAGAAGGAGAAACGGGTACTCCCATTTCTACTTGAGAATATGTACCTGTTCCAATAGGTTTTCGAATACTTAATGTATTAGAGGATAGGTCATCTTCTATTGTTAAATTTACATAAATCTGATTTGGAGTGCTAGTTGTAAAATAATCCCAACCATAAGGAAAAGGATAAACTGATGGTGGAGTAGTTACTATGTTATAATAACCTTTAAAATTACCATTGTGAACATAGTTATTTGCATAGTTAAAGTTTCCTTTTACAATTACTTTAGGATAGCCTTTTCTAACTATTTTATTTTGTGAATTATTAACAAAGTGAACGTTACCTTCTTGATATGGTTCAATGCTTATATTTTTATCTATTGTTCCACTGCCTGCATTACTTACAGTTGGGTAAATAACATAATTAGTAAAGTATCTTGTAGCTAAATCCATTTGATTAATAGCTAATAATTGCCATTTACCATCGCTTTGAAATAGTCTACACCCAAAAGATTTAACAATATTATTTAAAACTTCATAATAATTCAATCCTACAAAGTCCCTTCTATACTGATAAGTTTGGGAAAATGGTTCATCTCCAGAAGCATCTCCTCTATCAAACATACCTTCTGCATAATAAGAACAAGAAGTAAGTAATTCTATAGGATCTGGGTAATTGATTACATTTAAAGTTTCAGCTATAACGTCTATAAGTCTATTAGTTGAGTTTATACTTAAAGATTCTTCATAAATAAAATCAGTATATTCTAAGAATGATAATCCGTCTATAGCTAATATATTAACTTGTAGATTACCTGTTGTAAAAGGAACTGAAACATAATCATTAAATAAAAACCCACACCATAATAGATTTTCTCCATTATATAATTTAACAAAATATTTACGAATATCAAAACTTAATATACTAGGAAAATCTTCTCCATCTTCTTCTGTTGTTAAAAAAGATATATTTAATTGTGATGAAATAATGCCAGCTAAAGGCTCATCATCACTAGCATTTGATTCTAAACTAATGTTTATAGCTTCGTAATTTTTTACTGAAAGAGTATAATCTTTTTCGTAAATTCTAGCTTGTAAAATAGTTTCATCTCTTAGAGCTTGAGTTATTGTATATCTTAGTCCGTATGCCATTATGCTAAACTTATATTTTGACCTTTAAGGAAAGATGATTTTTGAGTTCTATTGATTGATACTAAAAGGTCTTGACCTCTAAGTACAAATGTGCCTCCGCCTCCACCACCTATCATAGATTTTAATTTATCTAAAGGTGCAATAACCTCAGGATTGTTTTGAGCACCAGGATATTCACCTACAAGACCCATAGTTGGTCCTGATACAATACCACCATTGGCAAATGCAGTAGCTTTATTTTCATTAATTGAATTTTTTAAGAATGAACCTGCTGTAACTGCTGCAATACCAGCAGCAAGAGCTAAAGGCCAGGTTTTAGGGTCTTTAAACAAGTTGATAGCAGCACCATTTGTTAATGCGAATGCAATAAGAGCTTTACCTATTGAAGATAAACCATCTGCTAAAATATTACCTAATTTAGTAAAGTCAAATTTACCACCAGCTAACATTTCTCCAATACTTTCAGCAAAGCCTGTTACTAAATCAATATTCATTTGACTAAAAGTAGATTGTAAAGTTTGACTTAATGTTTCTAAAGGATCAACTAATCCACCCAATCCAGCTTGTAAATTTTCTATTTTTTTACGGTATTCTTCCGAAGATATTCCTGCTTCATCTAAAGCTGCTTTTTTCTCTTTAAGTTTATCTATAGCTATTTGATAAGCTTCTTTTTGTGCATTATAATTACCTCTTGTAGCTTTTAAAGTTTGATCAAGTTCTGTTTGAACATTTTTGATGTTCTCGGTATTCATATCAGAATTAATCTTCTTAATTGCATCTGCTATTTGTTCTCTACTACTAATTATTATTTTTGCAATCTCATCTTCATTCTTTTCGTAATCTTTTGTATTTTTATCAGCAATAGCCATTAAAGCCCTACCAAACTCTTGTTGATTTACAATTATATCAGCTTGAGATTTAGCTTTTATATTTTTTATTTCATCTGCTGATTTCTTTTCAAATTTAGCTTTTTCTAATGCTAATCTTTCCTCTTCTTTTATAATAAGTCGACCATATTCGTAGAATAATGCTAAATCATCCTTATAGTATTTTTGTTGACTTTTTAATAATTCTAAATTAGAAGTGTCTGGATCGTAAGTTTTATTTGTATCTCCTCCTTTCTTTTTGCCACCGAAAATAGAAAATACATCAAATTTCTTACTTTCTTTTTTTACTTCTTTAAATGCAAACTTAAAATTATCAGCAAATTTGTTAGCTGTAACTTCTGTTGATTTAGCAATTAATTTACCAAAGTCCTTATCAAAAATACCTACAACTCCGCCAACTAAATTACCTACAGTCTTTAGTGAATATGAAAGAATATCAATAATTAAATTCCAAGCACTCTTCCAGTATTTAATTAATGTTTCTCCAAGACTTTTCCAATCCCCCTTTAATATAGAAGTGAATGCCTTAAACATATAAGCAATATTATTACCGACAACAGTAATAATTTTTACTAAAATATCCCATGTATCTTTAAATATACTTGTTAAATAAGAGCCAAACATATCCCATAAAATCATAACAGATTTTACTACAGAATCAAATGCAGGAGCTAATGCATTATATAAATCATTTGCAACTCCATTTATAAATTCTTTAAAAGCTTCATATATCTGCTTTGTTCCTTTAGACATATTATCTCCTTCCATAACAAAATATGTCATTGCAGCTGTAACAGCAGATATAGCTAAATATAAAACACCAAATCCTTGAGCTAATGCAGGAATATTATTTTGAATACCCCTAAATCCATAAGGTAAATCCTGTAGTATCAATGAGATACTCATTATGCCTTTGTTAAACTTCTTAGATGAGCCATCAAAACCTTTCATGGCATTAGAAGTCTGCTTAATATTACCTTCTAATATTTCAAAATTCTTACCTAGTTTACCTAGTTCTGTATTAATAATACCAGCAACAATTTTAAAT